GGTTGCGAATCGCTTAATGTGCCCCTAGCAACATCCGAAAACCCGTTTCAGTTTCAACATGAAGCCAAAACCCAAGCCGCCTGAACCTGCCGCCGCCGCGTCCATCGCCGTCCATTGCGCCCACGCGCGAATGGTTGACGTGGTGGAACTAATCCCCAACCCGCGCAACCCGAACAAGCACGGTGACAAGCAGGTTGCCATGCTCGCCAAAATAATCCGGCATCAAGGCTGGCGCGCGCCCATCACCGTCAGCAAGCGCAGCGGCTTCATCGTGACGGGGCACGGGCGACTTGAAGCGGCAAAGCTCTTGCAGGTCCAGACGGTGCCGGTGGACTTCCAAGACTTCGCAACCGAGGCGGACGAATGGGCGCACCTTGTCGCGGACAATCGGATCGCGGAGCTTGCTGAGATTGACGGCGGAGAGCTTTCGGGGCTGCTGAAAGATTTGGAGTCGGCGGGCCTAGACTTGGACTTGAGTGGATTCGACAAAGACGAGTCTGCGGAGGTGATTGAAGACTGTGCGGAGATTGGAGACGCGACATACACCAACAAGATCACCGCTCCGGTCTATGAGCCGAAAGGAGACTGCCCGCCCATATCGCAGCTTGTTGACCGTGCCAAAACTGACGAGCTTTTATCCGCCATCGAAAAGGCCGCAGTGCCCGCAGAGGTTTCTGACTTCCTGCGATGCGCGGCGGAAAGGCACACCAAGTTTCACTTTGCTCGCATCGCGGAGTTTTACTGCCACGCCGACCAGCCGACAAAGGACTTGATGGAGAAGTCTGCGCTCGTGATCATTGACTTCGACAAGGCGATTGAAAACGGGTTTGTAAAAATGACTGAGAAACTTGGGGCACTAGCTCAACTGGAGGATGAGAATGAGGAGTGACTTTTGCGCGTTCATCCTTACACATGGGCGGCCTGATAGAGTTATCACCTACAAGACGCTGCTCCGGTCCGGCTACACCGGAAAAGTGTTTCTCGTGATCGACGATGAAGACAAGACGGCGGACGAATACAGAAACCGCTTTGGAAATATCGTTCTGCAGTTTTGCAAGTCCAAGGTGGCGGCAACTCTTGACGACGGCGACAACAGCGGGAGCCGTGTTTCGACAACTTATGTTCGTGCCGCCCTGTTTGATTTGGCAAAAGACGTGGGCTGCAAATACTTCATCCAACTAGACGACGACTACACGGAATTCAAATTCCGATTCAACGCGTGCGGGGAATACTTTTACCGCACATTCCGAAAAACGTGCGACAAGGTGTTTGAATCGCTTGTTGATTTCCTCGAATCGACAACGACCCTCACTGTTGCAATGAGTCAGGGCGGCGATTTTATTGGAGGGGGCGGGCCGCTTGCACTTAAACGCAAGGCAATGAATTCTTTCGTCTGCTCGACGGACAGACCGTGGAAATGCTTGGGCAGAATGAATGAAGACGTGTCCGCTTACGTTGTCGGAAATAGGGCGGGTGATTTGTTTTTTACAACCACGCAAGTCCAAATCGATCAAAAGCAAACCCAAACAAACGACGGCGGGATGTCGCAGCTTTATCTTGAATCTGGAACCTATGTAAAAACCTTCTACTCCGTTCTCTATGCTCCGTCTTGTGTGAAAGTCGCAACGCTAAGCGACCCAAGAAGCGGTCAAACCAGAATTCATCACAAAATTAACTGGCACAACACAGCGCCGAAGATTTTGCGTGAAAAGTGGAGGCACCCACTTACGGCAGAACAGAATAGCCGCGCTCAGTCGCTAAAACCACCCGAGCCCTGCTGCCTTTTGGAAAGCTCGCCCGCGCTTCCGCTTCCGTTGAAAAGCTCCGCTGAACAACCCTCCAAGCGCAAAGGTGCGGCGTCCAAACCTCAACTTTGAAATACGGTTCAAACCGGCAACTACCGCGAGTTCTCATGGCGGAAGAAAAGCAACAACGACTGGACGAATCAAGCTCAAATGGCTGAAAACTCCATCACGGCGGAAAAGCTCTGCGCGTTGACCGGACTGACGGATCGGCGACACCGGCAGCTTGCCAAGGCGGGGTATTTCCCGCCGCCACTGCGTGGCGAATACCAACTCGGCCCGGCAATCAAGGGGCTGTTCCGATACTACAACGAGCGGCTTCAGAAAAAGGACACGGTTTTTGAGGACGCGCGCGGCAGGGAAAAGTCAGCCAAAGCCCGGCTTGCCGAGATGGCAGCGGACATTCAGGAGGGCAAACTGCTTACCGTTGACGCTGTGAGCGAAGCCAACAGTTCAATCCTCACGTCGCTGGTGACGCGGTTGTGTAACTTTGGAGACGGCGTGGCGAACGTCTGCCACAATCAGCCGGCCGAGTTTATCGCGGACAGGGTGAACGGCGGGTTGCGCTCCGCGCTGCGGGAGGTTGCCGGGCTGCCGCACGTCCCCGAAGACGTAAAAAAAAAGACGCTGCAACAACTCGGCTTCGCGACCTGATTGCCGCATGGCTTACGCCGCCAAGCGACCAGCCGCTGCACGAATGGGCGGAGCAACGGGTTGACCTTACGGGGCTGAGTCAGATTGAGGGGCCTTACCGCACCGACGTTTCCCCGATGGTCCGCTGGGTTTTTGGCGCGCTACAAAACAAGACGACGAAAAAGGTTGTGCTCATGGTGTCCGCGCAGGCGGGTAAGACGCAGACGCTCATGGTTTTTTGCGCGTGGGCAATCTGCGAAGCGCCCGGCCCGATGTTTTGGGTTGCCGCATCGGAGGAGGCTTGCGACGAATTCACCAAAGCTCGGCTCCTGCCGCTTTTGGAAAACATCCCCGACGTGGCTAAGCGAATGCCCACCGTCCGTGCTGAGAAGACACTGAACCTGATTCAGTTCTCCACCATGCCGCTGTATTTTCGCGGCGCAAATTCGCCGTCGAAATTGAAGTCAACGCCCGTCCGTTGGCTGGTATGCGATGAGGCAAGCGACTGGCCACCCGACGCGCTGGGCAAAGTCCAGAAGCGCGTGCGAAGCTATCGGCAGTCCAAGACGGTTGTGATTTCGACGCCGAAAGACGCTGGCGAGGAAATGCACGCGCAGTGGGAGCGAGGCACGCAGACGTTTTTTCACTTCGCCTGCCCATCGTGCGGGCACCGTCAGCCGTTTCGGTTTGGCCGGGAGAAGTCCGTTTTGTTTCCAGAGCCGCGCGAGCAAGGCGGTTTTCTATGGGACACAAACGACGAAACGAGGCCGGCCGGGAAATGGAATTGGACGGAGCTTCGCAAGACCGTGCGCTACCAGTGCGAAAAGTGCGCCGCTGAATTCCGGCAGGCCGAGCAGTTCAAGCTGTTGCAAACGCTGGCAAGGTTTGACCGCAACCCGACGCCAGAGCCTAACACTGAATCGTTCGCGTGGAATGCGATATATTCGCTGTGGGTGAAATGGGACGACATCGTGTGTGAGTTTATCGCGGCCAAGGAACAGGCCGAGAACGGAAACCTTGAGGCGCTGAAATCATTCGTGCGCGAAACACTCGGCGAGCCGTGGCTCATGCTGGGCGACGCGGCGAACGCGGATGACATAATGAAGCTCTGCGGCAAGTATCAGCGCGGGGAATTCTGGCCGGCGACGGAAGCGGACAAACGGAAGATGACGCGAATTCTGACGGTGGACGTTCAGAAAGACCACTTGAAGTTCCTTGTCTGCCAGCTTCGCGCGGGCGGCGAAATGCGGCTTGTGGATTACGGGAGGGTGTCAAACTTTGCGGACCTTCGCGGATTGCAGGAGCGGCACGGCGTTGCGAATCGCGGCGTCTTCATCGATTCAGCGGATGGCAACCGACAAACCGAAATCCTGCGGGAGTGCGTCCGCTGGGCATGGATTGCAATGCGCGGGAGCGCGCAGGAATCGTTCGCGCATCCGACGGCATCGGGCCGGGTGATTTCGCGCCCGTATCGGGTGAAATCCGTTGACCCGTTTATCGGCACGGAGAAGGCGAACACGCGCGGAGTGACGCGGGTGGAATGGAGCAATGGCGTGTATAAGGACAGGCTCTATCTGTATGCGCTGAAAGGCAAAGGCCCGCTGTTTGAAATCCCTGCCGACGCTGGCCCGGACTTGGTTGCCGAATTGCAAGACGAACGGCGTGAGCCAGAGAAAAACGCGCGCGGCTCTACCGTCTGGAAATGGCGCGACTCAGGCAACAATCATTGGGGCGATTGCGCTTTGATGGCGTTTGTGGCGATGGACGTTTCGGCGTTTAGCCGGGGCGGGCAACAGCAAGGCGACGGGGGCACTGATTAAACTGCGGCCGATGTATCCGGTTGCGTCATAATAGCCAACGCATCCGGCCTCCGGGTTACTGTTGTAAAACGGCTTGATCATGTCCGTAGCCTTTTAGAGTTTTACGAAGCTGAATGTTTTCGAGTTCAAGCCGCCTTGCAAACTTGGCGAGCACAACCACGCCTTCGTTTCCAAAGGCAACCTCTTGCCCGGTTGACATTAGCATAAAAGAGTGCCCGCAGTTATATGTGCAATCAGAGTTCAGGAGTTCGCTGTCAGTTTGTGGCGTTTCGGTTTTCATGTCGCAATCCTAGTCAAACCGCATCTCTATGGAAGACTAAAACCGAGGTTTGTGCGGGTTCAAGTTTGCCTAATTCTAAACACTTGCCAAATTAGCATTGCTAATCTACGGTGCGAGGAAATGGCAACTGGTGTTTTCAGTGACTTCTCCGAGGCCGAGGTTTTGGCCATCCGCGCGCAAGCGAAAACGCTGGTGACGGAGGGCAAGACCTTGATGACGTGGGGCAGCGGTAACACCACGACGGGCAAGCAGTTTGTCATGCCGGTCAAAGAGGTTTTGGAAGAGTGCCGCTACGCCTTGCGGAAGATTGACCCGGCTCAATACGGCGCGCTAGTGACCAAAGCCCGCTGCAATTTTAACTCGGCATTCAACCCGTGAGCGCGAAACCCTTTCGGATTCTTGACCAATACGGAAAGCCGTTTCAAGCGCGGGGCAACTCGCTTTATGACGCGGCCAAGCCGGACAACACGCGGCCATACATGCCTCGAGTTGCGCGCGACTACAACGCGACGGCAGCGGCTGGACAGCGCGAACTTACGAGCCTTGGCCGTTACCTGTTCGCCAACGTCGCCCAACTTCAGAATGCAATCGTCACGCTGGCCAACGTGAGCATCGGCAACGGGTTTATCCCGCAATACTACGGGCGTCCGCAGGGCGACTGGGGAAATCGCGCGGAGGAGTTGCTTTACGAGTGGCACAAGATTTGTGTGATTTCGGGCGGGGCTTTCGATTGGCGCAACGCGCTGCGGGTGGCCTTGGTGTCCATCATACGTGACGGCGACGCGGGCGTGCTGCTGACGTCGAGCGAGTCGGCGGATTATCCGCAAATACAACTGGTTTCATCGCACCGAATCGGCGCTTATGGCGAGGCGACTGAAATCACTGAAGGCGAGTTTGCCGGAAACCTGCTTTGCAACGGCGCGATTCTGAATCCGTGGGGGCGCACGGTTGGCTGGCGCGTTTATGGGCCGGATGGTTCAGACTTCCGCGATTATTCGTCCG